GATAATAATTTTATTATAATTAAAAAATTATCATTACATTTGCGTATAAAATAAAAATTTAAAATAAAATATTATGGCTTTAACAGGAGGTAAGTTCCAAGAAGCAAGTATGGGTCAATATGGATCATCATATTTAAATGGAGATGGTAAAAAATTAGATTTATCAGCAACTACTACTACAAAGTATGTATGTGCAATTACATTTTTTGAAGATACTACTTTTCAAACCTTAGAAAACGCTAACGGTTCTCACTTACAAAACGCTTGTATAAGCACTGTAGATGCAGAAAGAGAAATAGGAGCTCCATTTGGTGGGGCAGTAACAGGAGAAACTGACACTGCAGAAGGTATGCAAATAACAACATCTCATATTTTCCCAAAAGGAGTTACGATATTTGGTAATTGGGATAAGGTTGAATTACATAGTGGTAGCTGTATATTATATTTAGCTCCAACAGGAAGAAACGTTGAGTCTTAATATATGCTTAGTCTTGCAAGTAACATATCAGCTACTCAAGCAGTAGAGGCTAAGTATAGTGCTAGTTTTGGCGGTACTGATGATTTTATAGATTTTGGTAACGTTAATAATCTAGGCTCTGGAGATTTTAGCTTTTCTTTTTGGGTTAAAGCTAGTGATGTTACTTCTAATTATTTACTTAGCAAAAGAGAAGACAACAATAATAGATGGTACATTAGAACTGAAGGAAATGATAGAGTTCAGTTTTATGCTGTAAAGTCGGGTGTAGATATTATGACTGCTACTTCTAGTTCTTCAGGTGAATTATCTGCTAATGTTTGGAATCACGTAGTTATAGCATGTGATAGATCAGACACTTCTACGGGTTTAAAATTTTATATAAACAGTCAACTTGAGAATAGTAGGCCCGCCTCTGCAACAGATATAGACAACACAGGTGATTTTTACATAGGTAGGTTTAGCACAAATTATGCTAAAGATGGAACTTTTTTAGAAGAAATAGGAATATTTAACGTGGCTTTAGATGCTAATGCAGTAACTGCTATTTATAATGGTGGATCTCCACTTAATTTAAAGTTTGATCAAGGTAACTATAATAGCAGTTCTGCTCTTCAAGCTTACTATAGAATGGGTGATGGTTTATTTGATGACAAAGCAAATGGTATAATTCACGATCAAGATAACCCTGGATTTGGTAGTGAAATTGTTACAGGTAACAACGCTACGTTTGATGGAGCTAACGATTGGATCGCTTATAACCCTAGTGGTACTACTGGTATAAGCACTACGGGTGGTGTTTTGCAGGTTACTTTAAGTGGGGCTGGGGATACTATTGATTCAGGTGCTAAGCTTGAAGTAACTAGTTCTTTAACCGCAGGTAAAGTATATAAAGTGAAAGCAGATATTTGGTTAGGAACTGAAACAGAAACAAGTGGTTGGAGAATATATCTTGGAGGAGTAGATAACGCTATTACTTTATCGTCAAGTCAAACCACTTTTGTTAAATATATAACTATAACTGATACTAGTGATTTATTAATATATAATACAGATGTTGATTCTTCTACTGGAACGTTTTTTATAGATAACGTTTCTGTAAAAGAATTAAATGGTAATCCAGGTGTAACATCTGGTGGCGTTACATTCTCATCTGATACTCCTTAAATTATGGTTACATACGTTATAATAGATACTGCAGAAATTACAGATGAAAACTCTGTAATAGATTTTTCTAAGCTTATGAACAGAAATGCTAGCATGTTAAGATATAGTGTTAATGGCTCTAAAGCTTTAGTAAAATATAAAGGCGAACAGCCATCTTTTTTAAGTGGTAAAACAACATACACTCATGGCGAAATAAAAGTTGAGATGGCTAAGTCAGAGTGGTATACAGAAATAGAAGAATAAAATGGAAATATTTAAAGATAATAATAATTGGAATGAGAAAGCTATCGTAGGATTTATAGCCTTTGCTATAATGTGTATGATAATGGTAGCTGATCTTTTAACAGGATGGGTTGGAACAGACCTAGTAATAAACGAATTTGTATACGACTCCTTTGTTTGGGTAGTACTTGGCTGCTTTGGAATATCTGGAGTAGAAAAGTTTGCTAAAAAATAATGCACAAACGTTGTACTTGTAAAGCTGTAAAGCGAAAGAAAAAAGGTAATAAGGTTAAGACCATGAAGAAAGGTGGATCTGTAAAGGACGCTTGTTACCATAAAGTAAAAGCAAGTTACAAAGTGTTTCCTAGTGCTTACGCCTCTGGTGCTATAGCTAAGTGTAGAAAGAAAAGAGGATAACCTATGGCTATAAGAAAAACAAAAGCAGGGTTAAATCTCAAAAGATGGTTTAAAGAAAACTGGCAAACACCTAAAGGAAAGAAGGATTACTCTGGAGGAGAGAACACCTTTCGTCCTACTAAAAAAATTAGCAAAGACACTCCCTCAACTTGGAGTGAGGTTACACCATCAGAGAAGAAAAGAGCTCAAGTAGAGAAAGACACTAAAGGTAGAGTGTCAAGGTATAAAAAGAAAAAGGTGAAAGCAGTAAAAAAGGCAAAGAAAGGAATGGGTATAAAGACTAGCATTAAGTCTGGTAACTTTAGACCAACTAAGTCTGGTGCAGGTATGACAGCTAAAGGTGTTAAAGCTTATAGAAGAGCTAACCCTGGTAGTAAACTTAAGACTGCTGTTACTGGAAAAGTTAAAAAAGGTAGTAAAGCTGCTGGTAGAAGAAAATCATATTGTGCTAGATCTTTAGGGCAATTAAAAAGAAGTAGTCAAAAGACTCAAAACGATCCTAACTCAAGAATCAGACAAGCACGAAGAAGATGGAAATGTTAAAGAAATTAATTACATTACTTACGTTTATATCTTTAAGCGTTTATTCCCAAGACACTTTATTTGTAGATTGCGATGGCACACCATCTCCAGAAAACTGGATTGGAGATGGTTTTTGTGACGATGGTTCTTATACTTGGAACGGAACTCCTATAAATTTTAATTGTGAAGAATTTGGTTATGACGCAGGTGATTGTCCTATACCAATAGATGAGTCTATAGTTTATGGTTGCACAGATCCAGAAGCACCAAATTTTAATCCTTGGGCAACTGCTGATAACGAAAGTTGTATAGGTATTAGTTGTTCTGATGGTGAGGTTAAAATGATTCTTGAACTTACTTTAGACCAATACCCTGGAGAAACAGGTTGGATATTAACAGATCTATCTAATGGTCAGCCTGTAGAAAGTGTTCAAGCTGGGGAGTATTCTTACGATCAAGCTAATAAAACTATTATATACGACCTTTGTGTTCCTGAGTCAGGTGTAGAGCTTATACTAAGTGATACTTATGGTGATGGTATGGAAGGATCTCTATGGGGCGGGGTAGACGGTAACTTTGTAATACTTGGTGATGCCGAACCTTGTGGTAGCTTAGATACTTTATGGGCTTTAGATTCTGCAGGTTTTGGTTCAGCTGCTTACTCAGGTCCTATGTGGTTAGAACAATGTGATATACCTGTAGTAGAAGGATGCACTAATAATTCATATATAGAGTTTAGTCCTCAAGCTAATTTAGATAACGGTTCTTGTGAGACTTTACATACACTAGGGTGTTTAAATTGGACATCGTTTAATTACAATCCAGAAGCAACATTAAACGAAATAATACCTACATGTAACTACACCCTTATTATAGAGGATGACGGTGGTGACGGATGGGGTGATTGTTATATAGGGGTAGTGCAGGAAGATAGTATACTAGGTACATATACTATGGGTCCTGGTGAGTACTCTCAAGAGTTTAATTTAGCATTAGAGACAGATAAAGCTGTAAAGGTATATTATTTTGAAGTGGCTAGCCCACAAACTCCTCCTGAAGAAGTTGCTTTTCAAACTATGCACAACTCTTTTAGGTTAATAAACTCTAATGATGTTATAACAATGCAAGGAGGAACTAATCCTTTCGCAAATAATGGAGCAGGTATTTTAAAAGCTTATAAGCCTCCTTTCTGGTACGTATATGACGCAATGCCTTATTGCGGTGATTATTGCGTTCCTACCGTATACGGGTGTTTGGATGAACAATCTCTGAACTATAGTCCTGAAGCTAACACAGATGATGGTAGCTGCATAGAGATTATAGAAGGTTGTACCTCACCCTTCGCATTTAATTATGACTCTCTTGCTAACGTAGACAATGAGAGTTGTGAAGCTGTTGTTGTTGGCTGTATGAGTAGTCAAGCTTGGAATTATAATCCTGAAGCTAATACAGCAGACGAGTCTTGTTTGTATTTTGGATGTACCGATGAATTAGCATTAAATTATGATAGTACTGCAAATGTAAACAATGATAACTGTATATATCCTGTTCCAGGGTGTATAGACCCTTTTGCATTTAACTTTGAAGTAGACGCTAATGTTAATGACGGTAGTTGCATCCCCGTTTTAATAGGATGTATGGATCCAATAATGTATAACTATAATGAACAAGCAAACACAGAAAGCGATAACTGTATTCCTTTTATATTTGGCTGTACTGATGCTACTGCATTTAATTACGACCCTGTCGCTAATACTAATAATGAATCTTGCATTCCAATAATATATGGCTGTACTGACCCAAATGCCTTTAATTACAATTTAGAGGCTAATACAGAGGATTTCTCCTGTGTTGATGTAGTGTATGGCTGTATAGATGAAAATGCTTTTAATTATGATTCTTTAGCAAACACAGATAATGGTGGATGTATAGATGTATTAGAAGGGTGTATGGACCCACTTGCATATAATTATGACGCAGTGTATAATACAGATGATGGGTCTTGTTTGTATGACGCAGGATGTGTTGGGGGTCCTGGTGTTCCGTTTTGGCTGAATGATACTTGCTATGCTTGGGTTATCATGGTAGATCCTTATTGCTGTAATAATCAGTGGGATGATAAATGTCAACAATTATATTGGAGTTGTTCTGGAGATAGCGATCTTGATACAAGAGATTTACTTAGGGGACACAATATAGTTATGTATCCTAACCCTATGGGTGATGTTTTAAACGTGTTAACAAACGGACCTGTAGCGATAAAAGTACATGACATATCTGGCAAACTTGTTATGCAGGTTAAGAAAAGACAAACTACAAAAGGTTTAAACCAGCTTAATGTTGGCTTTCTTCCTTCAGGTGTATATAACTTTAGTGTTACATATAAAGGTGTAACGTCTACCGCAAAAGTTTTAAAGAAATGAGAAAACTATTAATACTTTTATTATTTATTCCTTTTATAGGTCAGTCTCAAGGGTTAAATAAAATATTTAAATACTCTACGTTTTACGCAGCAGTTAATGGTGGTACATCTTTAGGTGATGATCAAGTATGGTCTGTTACCTCTGGTGCGTTAGAAGAGCAAGTAGTAGAGACACCTTTTGATTATACTCTATCTGTTGGTATAAGAAAAATAAAAAGATTTGGATACGAGAATAGAGCGAATACATTTTACAATGGTACTGAGAACTCATACTCAGACGCAGCAACATTAGGTCGGTTAGATGGCTTTGAATATTTATTTGAAGGCGATCTTGTGAGACGGTTAGGCGTTAATTATGTAAACCAGAATCACTTTGTAAGATATGTTGCAGATAAGTGGGTAGCTAAAGTAGCGTACCTTGAAGATGGATTTGCTGATATAAAATATTTTGAAGCTTCACAAAGATATAGAAAAAAAGTAAGGGATGGCAAGCTATCTTTTAACTGGGGGGCCGTTCAAAGACTTGCCGAACCTTACGGATTTGATCCTTTAGCAGACTGGGTTCTTGACAACGGAACTTTACATTACACCTATCTAGCTCTGCAAGAGGGTTATTCTATATCCTTAGATGGAGAGTATTTCTCACCAAATGGTGACCTCTTAGCAAACAGTCAGGCTGTATGGGAGGAGGTTGTTATACCACAAGTTATAAATAATTATGTAGAAAAACAAAGAAATACTTTATCAAACATTGTAGAGTACTCTTTTGTTATGGGTTTAGACTATTATCATTTTACAAAAGATTTTTGGTTTCACACTTGGGGAAACCTTATGCCATATCATATAGATACTAAAAATATATACTCTTACCATAATTTTAACGGAGGTCAATGGATGGATTATTCTGCAGGCTTAATATTTGGTTATAAGTTTAATAAAAGTTTTGGTATATTTGTGGAAGGTAAATACAATAAATATTGGAACAGAAGATGGCACAACTTTAGCGTGGGCCTTAATTATGTAATATTCTAAAGATGGCAAAAGAATTAAACGAAGACACAGCAGTACAAATAAGTTTAAAAACCTTAGCAGGTATTGCCGTTCTTATGGCAGCTGTTATTAGTGGTTGGTTTGTACTACAGGGAGATATAGCAGAAGCTAAAAAATTACCATTACCTCCAGATCCAGAGATTACTCGTATGGAGTATGATATGAAAGATCAACTTATTAGACAAACTATTATGTCTACACAAGATGACGTTAAAGATATTAAAAGTCAAATGATTAGAATGGAGGATAAGATTGATAAACTAAAATAATGATTAAACTGTTTTGGATTTTACTATTTATAAATTTAACCGCAAGAGCTCAAATGTTAAAAAACGATAAGCTACTACATATTGGTGGTTCTTATATAATGAGCTCTGCAGTTTCTGCTATAGTATATAATAAAACAGAAAATAAAAATCAAGCTTTAATATCAGGATTAGCATTCTCTTTATTGATAGGAGCAGGTAAAGAAATTTATGACAAAAAACATGGAGACTCTAATTGGAATGATATGTTTGCAAATACTTTGGGGGCTACATTAGGTTTAGTAACTATAAGAATAACAATATGAAAAAATTATTATTATTATTATTATTTCCTTTTATAACTTTAGCTCAAGACTTCCCTAATGGAATGGTAGCTGTTGAGTTTAACGCTAGCTTTAATAAAGCCAATGAAGTTGCTTGGTTGGGTAAGTTGTCAGATTGCGAAATAGAAAGAGTTGATATAACTGCAGATTCAAGATGGTCTAAGGAATATAAAATAGTAGTCGTTCCTACTATTGTTATATTTAATAACAACGAAGAAGTAAAAAGATTTCAAGCAAATATTATGATGACCATGGAGGCTACTAAGAGTGAAGTACAAAACTCTATAGATGAAATAGTCATGGAAGCGTTTTAAAATTTAAAAAATGAGATTAAGTAAAAACTTTACAATGTCTGAGGTTACTAGAAGTAACACAGCTAAGAGATTAGGTATAGATAACACGCCTAAAAATGCACATTTAAAAAATATGCAACATCTTATTACTAACCTTGTGCAACCTATGAGAGATGCTCTTGGTCCAATAAGAATTACATCAGGATACAGATCACCAGATTTGAATCGAGCTATTGGTGGTAGTAAAAAATCTCAGCACTGTAAAGCTCAAGCTGTAGATGTTCAGTTTTGGAAAGATGGTGAAATGTGCAATCAGGAGATTTATAGATGGGTATTAAATTCAGATATAGAATTTGATCAAATGATTAACGAGTTTGATTTTGCTTGGATACACATATCTTTAAAAGATAAAGGTAGTAGAAGGCAAGTATTAGAAGCGTACAAGGATGATGAAGGAGACACGTCTTATAGAGTTGCAGATATTAATCAAACATCGTTGTAATGGGTAAATTGTTAGATTTTTTAGGTGGAGGAGTTGTAAAACAAGTTGGTGACGTATTAGATAATCTAACAACTTCTAAAGAAGAAAAGTTAGAGGCTCAAAGAAAGATACAAGAAGTTCTTATGCAGGCAGAAGCTCAAGCACAAGAACAAGTTACTAGGCGTTGGGAGGCTGACATGAAGTCTGATAACTGGTTATCTAAGAACATTAGACCTTTGATATGTATATTTTTAACTGCAATTTTTGTAGTTTTGTCAGTGTTTGATGGGAATATAGGGGGATTTGAAATTCAAGAAAGTTATATTCCTATATATCAAACTTTATTAATAACAGTATATGGGGCTTACTTTGCTGGTAGGTCTATAGAGAAAATAAAGAAAAAATAAAATGGGTTCATTAAAAGGTAAGTCAATATCTCAAACATATCAAAGAATACTTCAAACACCTTCTGAGGTTTCTGATACGACTTTAAAAGCTGTGGAAACTGGAAGTGGTAAATCTACATCAATGAAATTATCAACTGATAAAGTTGAGTTTTTAAAAGTTGGTGTAGGTACTGGAGGTGTTACACCAGATGGTTTAATTCATGTATATTCTGCTAGTGCTGGATCTGTTAATGCAAGCTCTTTTGCTAACGAGATTGTTTTAGAAAACTCTGGAGACGCTGGTTTATCTATACTTTCTGGTCGCACATCATCAGGTAACATATATTTTGGTGACGGTGGAAATAATGATGCTGGTAGAATATCTTACGATCATTCTAATGATAATTTAATTTTTTCTACATCTGGGTCTAATACTATGACTCTTGACTCTTTAGGTAACCTTAAAGTAAGTGGTACAGTTTCTCAATCAGATGACAGGTTTGAATTAGTAGAATACTTTGAAAAAGTTCCAGGTTTAGGTGCAACTGATGCTGCTGTAAGTCAATCTTCAAGTGCAACAACAGCTGTAACATTAAATTCTAAGTATGGTGTTATAACCATGCAAGCAGTAGATTTAGCTGCCACAGATACTGTAGAGTTTACTTTTAATAATGATCATATATTTGGCACAACCTCTCAAGTTTTAGTTAATCTACATGAATCTGGAGGAACTATAGCTGATAACGCTATGGTTAATATACTAGTTCATGATGTTGCTAACGGGTCTTGTAAGATACGTCTTGGTACTAACGGCACTGATATTGCTTCTCAAACTTTTAAAATATTTTTTATAATAGATCCATACATAACTCCTAATCAAAATTTTGTTTTAGGTGGAGTTAGTACTGGGGGTCTTCAATTAAGTACTAATACAGGTAGAGATGCATCTTTTGCTGGTATTAAATTAATTACTGGAGCTACAGATAATGATTTTACTGTTTTAACTCCTAGAGATGGTACTGTTGAGATGCCAGGAGGTTCAGATTCATCAGCTTGGTCAGCTGTAGGTTTTGGTACAGAAAATAAAACAGAGTTTTCTTGTGCTATTTCTACTAATGTTACTATAGCTGACACTTCTTTTTATGCAGGATTAAAGTTAACAGAGCTTGGTACTTACGCTAATGATGCTAATCAAGCATACTTTTTATACGCTTCAAATGATGATCATGGATCTTTAACAACGAATGGTAATCTTCACTTTGTTTATAGTATCGGAGGCACAGATTACGTAACAAATTTAGGTATAGCAGTTGCTGCTAGAACTGTATATAGGTTGAGAATATCTATTGATGAAACCAGAAGGGTTAGTGTTTTTGTAAATAACACTCAGTACGGTTTAACTTCTACCGCCACTGGAACAACAGCAGGTGGTGTAACTGAAACTGACTCTACAAAGAAGTCTTTAATTATGACAGACGATATAGATTTTCTTCCTTTTATAGGTGTTCAAACTCATACAACAGCATCTAAAGGTATGCAAGTTGGTTACGTTAAAATATCAAGAGATTTATACGAGTAGTAGAATATATAACAAATTTAAATTAAAGAAAATGGAATCAATAAACCCTATTATAAGAAAAATAACAATAGGGGACTTAAAGCAAGGACTGACTTATCAGGTAGGTCAAAGGATGCTTGGAGGTTCACTAGAGGTTACAGCTATCATACAAGATGAAGCGGCTTGGTATAAACATCAACAGGTAGTGTATGATGTGTATATAAAAAAAGATGGTGAAGAGTTCTCAAGGCCTTGGAAAAGGTTTTTCTCTCAACCAACAGCCATAGAGTATAACACTGCAGTACTGGAAGAAGAGTACGAGGTTAAATAAAGAGTAAACGTAAATATAAGCAAAAATGAAGCCAATTAAAGATGTCTACTGGATAGAAGTAGAAAAAGAGACAGAGGATACGCTAATGTTAAATGGTCAAGAGATATATAGAGATACATCTTACGATCCTATGAAGTTAGCTAGACAATACGGTACGGTGTATAAAACACCAATGCAGGACACTAAAGAGACAGGAATACAAGAGGGCGATAAGGTTTGGTTTCACCACTTTATAGCAACACCTGTAAACCTTGTTAAACATGCTGATAAAGATAACATATATCAAGCTTTTGCTGAGCAGATATATCTTTTACAAAGAGGCGAAGAGTACATTCCTGTAGGAGTATGGAATTTTATGGAGCAAGAGATGAGAGATCCAGAGCAATCTGAATCTGGAATATTTTTAGAGACTTCAGCTTCTGAAGTAGAGCTTCATGGGAAAGCAGTTATTATAAATGACTGGATGAAAGATCAGGGAGTGAGTGAAGGAGATAGAGTTATGTGGAGTGAGAACTCTGAGTATGACATGGACATAGATGGGAAGAAACTTCTTCGTATGCGTAACTTTGATGTACTAGCAGTCTATGAAGGAGCAGAATAAAGATTATGCTCTTAAGACTCTAGAGAAGTTAATAGAAGCAAGTAAAGGAGCTGTAGATCTTCTTATAGAAGAGATAGGTAAACCTTTGATAGAAGAAGATGACGCTAAAAGAAGGCAAGCTATAAAAGCAAAAAGAGAATGCTTTGAGGATTGTCAAGAAATTCTTTTAGGAATAAAAAACCTTGAGGATAGAATCAAGGAAGGAGAATCCTTAATAGAAGAGAAAAAAGACTTTAAAGGGTCTTTTGCTGAACGGTATGCAAAAAAGTGATATGATATATCTTACTGAAGGCAGTGAAGGGGAAATATTAGAGTTTGATAACTTAAAAATAGTCCTACCTAAAAAGCCTAGATATAAAAAAGATATACTGTATCATAACCTACCTAAGAAAGAACAAAGGTGGGTTAGAGAAGGCATACCAAAGGGGTTAACAAGAGAGAACGCTTCTGACTATGTTGATTACATAGAAGAAGAGTTTAGACGTAGAGAGGAAGGGTTGTGGTTTTACAACAACGGTGTTCCTACGTATATTACTGGATCTCATTATATGTTTATCCAGTGGAGTAAAATAGATGTTGGTTTTCCTGATTACAGAGATGCTAACAGAACGTTCTTTATTTTTTGGGAAGCGTGTAAAAACGACAAGAACTCTTACGGGATGTGTTTTCTTAAAAACAGGCGTAGTGGTTTTTCCTACATGGCAAGTAGTGAAATAGTTAATTTAGCTACTCAAGTTTACGATAGTAATTTTGGTTTACTATCTAAGACAGGTGCAGATGCTAAGACAATGTTTACAGATAAGGTGGTTCGTATATATCGTAACTACCCTTTCTTTTTTCAACCTATACAAGATGGTTCTAGTAACCCTCGTGTGGAGTTAGCATTTAGAGAGCCTGCTAAGAAGATAACAAGGAATCAAAAGCATATAGAGAAATCTGAGGCTTTAAATTCTATTATAGACTGGAAGAATACTGCTGATAACAGTTATGACGGTATGAAGCTTAAACTTCTAGTTCATGATGAGGCTGGTAAGTGGACAGGTCAAAACTCTATAAAGAAAAACTGGGGTGTAACTCAAACTTGTTTATTACTTGGTAGAAAAGTAGTAGGAAAGTGTATGATGGGATCTACTGCTAATAAGCAACAGGATGGTGGTGCAGAGTTTAAAGACATATTCTACGATTCTGATATGGGAGAGAAAGACCTTAACGGTAGGACTAAGAGTGGGCTCTATAAGTTATTTATCCCTGCTTACGATAACCTAGAAGGTTTTATTGACGAGTATGGGTACAGTGTTATAGATACTCCAGATAAACCAGTGATGGGGATTGACGATATGAGTATTGAAACTGGTGCTAGAGATTACATACAAAATAGAAGAGAAGCTTTAAAGAATGATACGACAGCGTTATCAGAGTTTAAACGCCAGTTTCCATTTACTGTAGAGGAAGCGTTTAGAAATGACACACAAAGTTGTATATTTGATGTCGAAAGGATTTATCAGCAGATGGATTATAACGAAGTTAATAATACCCCTACAACAAGAGGGGAGTTTGTTTGGAAGAATGGCGTACAGGACAGCGAGGTTATGTGGATACCTCACAGAAAAGGTAAGTGGGAAATTACTTGGGTTCCAGAGACTGAGAATCAAAATGTTATCTCATCTAGGTTTAATAAAAAATTTCCTGGAAAAGCAGACCAGCTTGTTGCAGGTTGTGACCCTTATGACCATGACACCACTACTGATGGTAGGAGATCTGATGCTGCTGCTCATGTTTTTCATAAGTTTAGCATGTCAAGCGATGCGTCTATGCAGTTTGTGTGTGAGTATATTAATAGACCTCCTAAAGCGGAAATATTTTACGAGGATATGATTAAGATGTGTGTATTCTATGGTTGTCAAATATTAGTAGAAAATAACAAAGTAGGAATATTAAAGTACTTTGAAAATAGAGGATACTACGAGTACTTAATGGATAGACCAGATATGACGCATACAGAGTGGAGTAGAGGAAAGCAAAAGACTAAAGGGATACCTGGATCTGGAGCTGCAGTAATAAATGCTCAGGCAGAAGCTATAGCTACTTATATATATGACCACGTTGGTTATAATGTAGATACTGGGGAGATTGGAAGATGTTTTTTTAACACACTTCTTGATGATTGGAGTAGGTTCGAGATAGATAATAGAACAAAATACGATGCTAGTATATCGTCTTCATTGGCTTTACTAGCGTCACAGAAATATATAAAACCTAAAAAAGAATTAAAGGTATCATCTCCTTTAGTTAAAAGATATAGTAACAAAGGAATGTTTAGCAAACAGATAAAGACATGATGTTCAATAAGCAAAAAGACAAATTAAATGGTTACCCATCACCTCTAGCAACTAACGAAGAGAAGGCTGCTAAGGAGTACGGGCTTGAGTACTTTAAAAATATGTACTACGAGTGGCATAATAATGGTGATGTATACTTTAGAGATCGTAAGATGCGATATAATCGTAACAGATCTTACGCTGAAGGGAATCAAGATGTAGGTAAGTATAAAGACCTTCTTGATGTTCAAGGAGATTCTTCTTACCTTAATATAGATTGGAGCCCTGTCTCTGTTGTCCCTAAGTTTGTTGACGTTATTGTTAACGGTATGGTTAATCAGGAGTACGATATAAAAGCTAAAACTATAGATCCTGTTGCTGCTAATGAGAGAATGGAGAAGAAAAAGCAGTTATACGGAAACATGTTGACTAAAGATTTTTTACAAAATTTAGAAGATGAAACTGGTTTACCATTAGCTCCTAAAGAGTTTGTTGCTGAAAGTTCTGAAGAGGTTGAAATGTTTATGGCACTTAACTATAAACAAAATGT